TACCGAGCCAAGGGCTTGCACGTCGAGCAGATCGCGGTGGACACCATCGGCATCGGTGCGGGTGTGGCCGACGCCTTGCGCGCGTGGTTCCCTGAGCCCGAAGTCGTGCGCGATGTGAACTCAGCCGCCAAGCTGGACGACGGCGAGAACTACAACCTGCGCGCCTACATGTGGGGCCAGATGCGCGACTGGCTGGGCACTGCGGCACTGCCGAATGACCCCGAGCTGCGCGCCGACCTCACGGGCCTGCGCTACTTGTTCCGCCAAGGGCTGCTGCTGCTGGAGAGCAAGGACGACGCCAAGAAGCGCGGCATGAAGTCGCCCGACCGCGCAGACAGCCTAGCGCTGACCTTCGCATTCCCGGGCGGCCCCAAGCCTCAGCAGAACATCCCGCGCAGCGCCATCGTTCACTACGGCGTGGACGACGAGATGGGCCTGTGAGCCTGGAAAACTTTACCGGTAATCTTTACCACTATCGGCCGCCCACAAAGTGAGCCCGCGGCCGTCCGCATGCTGCCGCGCATGCTGGACACCTCCACGACAGAACCGAGCGCCGAAGCTGGCGAACCCGAGCGCAACCCGCTGAAGGATGCGCTGGCCGCGATGGTCACGCGCCGGATCAAGGAGGCGCAGGATGCTCGCAGCGCCAGCGGCATCGAGGAAGTGTGGGAGGAAGACGCCGACCAGTACGACGGCATCGACGCCCTGAGTGCCACGGCCCAGGGCGTGAAGGACGCCAGCAAGGCCCCGCGCGAGAACGAGAGCCAGGACGGCCGCAGCAAGGTCTTCGTCAACATCACGAAGCCCAAGACCGATGCGGCCGTGGCGCGCGTGCAGGAGATGCTGGTTCCGCACGACGACAAGCCGTGGGACATCGAGCCCACGCCGATCCCCGAGCTGGACAGCGCCGACGAGAGCCAGGTGCTCACGCTTGGCGACGGCAGCCAGGCCACCGCGGCGCAGGTGGCATCCGTGGTCAAGTTCAAGGCCGAGCAGAAGGCCGAGGCCATGGAGCGCTGGATCGAGGACCAGTTCGTGGAGGGCCGGGTCTACGCCGAGATGCGCCGGGTCATCCGCGATGCGGGCCGGCTGGGCACGGGCTGCATCAAGGGGCCGTTCCCGGTGGTGCGCGAGTCCAAGAAGTGGAACCTGACCGGCGGCGCGGCCGTGCTGCAGGTGGTTGCCAAGACATCGCCCACGAGCAAACGCGTGGACATCCGCGACTTCTGGCCGGACCCGGCCTGCGGCGAGAACATCCACGACGGCGCCTACTGCGTCGAGCGCGACTACATCACGGCGCGGCAACTGCGCCGCTTGGCGAAGCTTGAGGACTACGACGGCACCGCCATCGCTGCAGCGCTGAAGGAAGGCCCGCAGCGGCCGGCGCGGGACTACAAGCGCTTCCGCGACCAAGACGGCGAGATGGTGTCGGAGAGCGAGGTCTTCGAGCTGTACTACTACTACGGCGACGTGGAGCCCGAGACGCTGATCGCGCTGGGCGTAGCGCTGGATGCGATGGACGAGGAAGCCCTGTACCTGGGCTCGGTGGCGGCCATCGTGACGATGCTCAACGGCAGGCCGATCAAGGCGGCCGTGAACCCGCTGGAGACGGGAGACTTCCCCTACGACCTGTTCCCGTGGGAGCCGGTGGAAGGCCAGCCGTGGGGCCGCGGCGTGCCGCGCAAGATGGCGACGGCCCAGCGCATGCTCAACGCAGCCACCCGGGCGATGCTGGAGAACGCGGGCGTCAGCGCTGGTCCCCAGGTTGCCATCAGCAACACGCTGACCCCGGTGGACGGCAAGTACGGCATCACCGGCCGCAAGCTGTGGAAGTTCACGCCCAGCGAGTTCACCAACGACATCCGCGCCGCGATGCAGGTGTGGACGATTCCGAGCGTGCAGGCCGAGCTGGACGCCATCATCCAGCGCGCCGAGAAGTGGGCCGACGACCTCACGAACCTGCCGATGCTGCTGCAGGGCCAGCAGGGCACCGCGCCCGAGCTGCTGGGCGGCATGCAGATGCTCATGGCGAACGCCAACGCGCCGCTGCGCGTCATCGCCAAGCAGTACGACGACTACTTGATCGTGCCGCACCTCAGCAGGTACTACGACTGGGGCATGCAGCAGGGGCCGGAAGAAGCCAAGGGCGACCTGCAGATCAAGGCCAAGGGCTCCACGGCGCTGGTGCAGCGCGAGATTGGCCGCGAGTTCCTGACGAACCTGCTGCAGCTCAAGGACGACGAGAGCCTGCGGATCAACCCCGCCAAGCTGGGCGCCGAGTGGGCCAAGTCCTACGGCTTCAGCCTGTCGAGCGTGCAGTTCAGCGAAGACGAGTGGAAGGCCATCCAAGAGCAGAAGGCTCAGCAGCCGCCGCCGCAAGACCCGCGCATCGCCGCGGCGCAGCTCAAGGCCGAGGTGGACCGCGAGAAGCTGGCGCAGAGCAAGGCTGAGGCCGAGCTTGACCGGGCGCACGAGGCAGCCATCAAGCGCGTGGAGTTCCAGATCCAGTCGCTGGAGTTCGCCGGGCAGAAGGACATCACACTCGAACAGCTCAAGGCGATGCTGGCTACCGAGGCGATCAAGTCGCGGGACAAGCGCGACCTGTTTGTGGCCGAGCGGATGCTGAAGATGGACCCGGCCAACCCCACCAACCAAGGTATCTGACGTGCTGACCCCCGAAGACCTGCGCAGTGGGACGGTGGCTCGGCTGCTGGAAATTCTTTCCACCCGGCGCATGCAACACCTGGAGCACCTGGCGCTGCCTGCCGCGGGCGACCGCCCACAAAACGACGTGTACCGCACCGAGAGACTGCGCGGAAGGCTCTTGGAGCTGAAGGAATTGCAGGCGCTTCTGGCCCCTGCCAACGACCCGGCCGGCAACGCCCGGGGCAACGAGGACTGAAACCGATGAGCACGGAGACTGCCGACACCGATCTTGATGCCGCCTTTGAGGCTGGTTACGACGCCGAGGCGCCGGAGCAAGACGCTCCCGCGCCTGATGCTGCCGCGCCTGCAAGCCCGGCTGCCGACGCGACCGCGCCCGAGACGACGCAAGGCGACAAGGCACCCGAGGACGACGAGCTGGCTGGCCTTCCCCCGAAGGTGCGCGCCATGCTGGCCGAGTTCGAGTCGATCAAGCAGGCCGCCGCGCTGGTGCCGACGCTGGAGCACAAGTTGCGCTCAGCGGAGGGCCGTGTCGCCGCGCTGCAGAAGGCAATGCCCGCGCCCCCGCCGCCGGCACCGCCCAAGCTCGACAAGGTGGAGCGTGTGCGAGCGGAGTTGCCCGAGGTGGTGGAAGCCATCGAGGAATACGCCCAGCACCTGCTGAAGCCGGCAGCGAAGTCGCCCACGGAATCCACGGGCCAAGCCGACGCCGACGACCCGGCGCTGGTGTTGGACCGCGTGGCCCCCGACTGGCGAACCACGGCGGCGCAACCCGCTTTCGAGGCTTGGCTGAAGGACCAAGGCTCGGAGTACCACGCCCGCATCGCGCAGACGACGGACCCGGCCGACATGCTCGACGCCGTGACCAAGTTCAAGGTGCATGCCGTCACGGCACAGCGCCAGAGCGAAGAAGCGGCCCGCCTCGCACGCACGAGGCAGACGAGGGCAGCCGCCGCAGCCGTGCCCAACGGCGCGGGCCGGCGCAGCCCGACACCCCCATCCACCCTGGACGACGAGTTCGAGGCCGGATTCCGGTCCTGAGTCGTCCCTGATCGGACACCATCATGAGCACCCAAACCATGACCGCCCCCCAGGCCGCGCGAATCGCGCGGTTCAAGGGCGAGATCCTGAAGCACGTCCTGCCGCAAGAGGTCATCGGCCGCGTCGGCGTGTCGCAGAAGAAGACCATCCCGAAGAACCAGAGCGAGACGGTCATCTTCCGCCGCTGGCTGCCCAAGGGCGCCACCGCCGCCACCCCGAACACGTGGAACGTGGACCCGGTGCAGCACCGCCTCAACGAAGGCGAGACGCCTGCTGCCGAGGCCATCACGGCGCAGGACATCGCGGCCACGCTGCAGGAGTACGGCGTCCTGTACCGCTACAGCAACCGCGTGGCGGACATGTACGAGGACGACGTTCCCGGCGAGATGAAGCGCCTGACCGGCGAGCGCATGGGCCTGCTGTTGGAGATGATCCGCTACGGCGTGCTGCGCGCGGGCACCAACAAGTTCTACTCGGGCTCGGCCACGTCGCGCGCCACGGTGACGGCGCTGCTGTCGGCCACCGGCCTGCGCAACATCGCCCGG